GCTTGCGGATATTAGCACGGAATTGATCCAATTTCTGCGCCCCTGCCTTTGATGACCCATCTCCAAGCAAAGCTACTGTCTCTGCGTCAATGACGTATTCCCCGTCAGAAAGCTTAGCGTCAATGCTATCGGAGCGCCCGGTTCCACCGCCCTGCACATAGCGGCTAAGAGGTCCACCTTCGGCGGCCTGAACCGGAGTGGATGGGGTCTGAGGAGGCTCTTCCTGTTGCGCAAGAGAGTTGTCAGCATAGAAGGACTGCTCAGGCATCTTGCCGTAAGCATAGTAGTTATTGCCAAGATTGGGCAGTCTGGTACGCGACAGGGGCGATATTGAAAGACGGCGCGTCAGATTTGGATCGGTGGACTGGGCGGTAGATGGAGTGCTGGAAGACGGCTGATCGCTGCCCCCGCTAGACCCCATCATATCGCCAAGCGTCACCGCCGTAGCAGCCAGAGCGCCGGGGTTATTGATTAGGAAGTTGCCTGCCTTGGCACCGAAACCTGTACCAGAACTTGTGTCACCGCCCGATGGTGCAGCGCCTCCACCCGTAACCCCTTCAATTTGCTGAAGGCGAGCCAGCCCCGCCGCATCTTCTGTTGGCGAAGATCCAGTCAAATAGCTTCCTAGCGCAGACGAACCAAGGGTGCCAGCGCCAGCCAGAAGTCCGCTGGTCAATGCACCCTTTGCACCGCCCGTAAGGCCACCGATGCCAGCACCAAGAAGGGTATTGCCAGCCACTGTCCCAACAGTGGTGCCTCCAAGAGCGCCAATACCCGTAGCGGCTCCAATACCTGTAGTGGCTACTTCTCCGGCCCCAAGCGTTGAAAGAAGGCCCTCGCCAATCGGAGCGCCGACGCCTGTCGCCATGAGCGCGGTGCCAACGAGAGCAGCAACAGGCGCGAACCAAGACTGTTTCCAGAAGGGCGTAAACTGAGGCATCCCCGTGTGGGGGTTGATTGTAGGGTCTCCCCATTCTTCGCGAAGCTTCTGATATTCGTCCTTGTTGATGTGGACAACCATTGTGTCGCCGCCAACACCGGCATTGGCAACATTCTTGGCCTGACTTGCCAATCCACCCTTGGCCATGTGTTCAAAGTGTTCAGCCGGAACCTTGATAGCAAACGGCATCGTGCCGACCCGGCCACCCTTGGCGAACATGCTCATGGCCTGACCCTGCCAACTTGAATCGGCAGCATCGTTAGCCACTGGCGTCCAATTGGCGGGGTAATTAGCGGTATGGATCATATCAGCCACCGGGGAGGGTTACGGCACGGGTAAACGCAAACGCCCACTCTTGCCAGTCATTATATTCCAATGGGTTAGGTGGATTTTGTTCTCCCACTTTGAAGAATGAAATCACGCCCAACGCCCAAGCCTGCCATTTTGCTGGGTCATCAAGACGACCCAAAGTACCGTACTTTTCAAGAGTATAGACCATTGAGTCGGTCCAGTCAGTAACCGTCATTCCTCGCGGGTCAATCATCCAAGCACCGTGCCGTCGCCAACATCAAGGTGGGCAATGCACTGGCCCATTTGGTAATCGCCACCAACCACGTTTGACTTGAAGATAAAGCGCATTTCGCGGCGCTGTTCCTTGAAGAATACAACCTGTTCCTGCGGAGTAGACGCAATTTCCGGAAATATTTTCTCTTCGCTGGTAACTTCAGGGGCGCGAGCGTTAGCTCTGCCTGTAATTTGGCAAGTCATGTCACCGCTCTGAACAAAGTCGGGCTCAACCATGGTGCAACGCATGGAGCGGTTTCTGGCGTTATGCGGATCGGCTACAAACGAAATGTCAGCAGTTTGAAAGTAGGACGGGATAGAGTTGATTAGCGTTCCATCCAGCTCGTCTACGCCGTATTCATGCTGCCAAAGTTTGGAGGAAACATTTCCCACACCAGTCATGAACGGATATTCGTAAACAGACACAAACTCGCCGCAAGACCGCCCACCATTGGGCAGTGCTGTGTCGTACCATGTGTTTTCGCGAAGGTTGTAAATGACTGCGTGAGTACACTCCGTCGCGTCTCCACGGGGGTAGCACCACCATATTTCACCAAAACGAGGCACTTTGTAGGCAAAGACCTTCTGGCGTTGAGCATAGTTGAGATTGTCAAAGAACCAATTCTGGTTAAGCTGGTTGGGGATTTCGCGCACAACGCCGTTGAACATGAGGAAGCGGTCAACGCCCACCCAATAGAAGATGCCATCATATTCGATGACGCATTGCGAAGACAGGATTGAGGACTGCGATGTCAGGGTGTCAAACTGGAAGATGGCGTCCCCGCCCACAAAGGTACAACGGATCAAGCTGTCCAGAGACCAGAAAAGACCAGCAGGCGCGTTGCCGGGGCCTGCGCGCAACGGAAGCCCAGCAACGATCTTTTGAGCAGTGATATTGGCCTCACCAGAGCCGGTTCCCTGCCAATCCTGTGGGTTGTTAGGCACTGACCAAGCCACATAGCCATCTGATCCATACAGGAAGGCGTAAGGATACAGGCTTACAACGCCGCCAGAGACCGGCGTAGGGGCTGTTGCGCCAGTAACTTCCACAAGCGCCGTTGTATCAGTAACCAATCCTACATACAGGGGTGTGGTTAGATTGCTGTCGATGTCTGACAAGTTCTTGCCGGGGTGTGCAAGCAAATATCCGCCGGGATAGACGCCAATTGAGTCAAATTGGCTGTCAAATGTCCATAGATAATTTACGTTTGCCGGGAACGAAGCAGGGGTTCGGCTATTTTTTCCAATAACAATCCCGTTCGTGTTCAGCGTAAATTGCGTCAGTGTGCTGGCCCCGCCCGATATGAGGCTGACTTGAGCGTTTTGGTTGAACGAGTTTAGGCCACGGCTGATCTCAGGAAGTTCAGCAGAAACGCGACGATAACCCCACATTTTGCGGGGCAAACCGCGCTGAAAACGGCACCATTGACCATCAACATAGAAGCCGTTCTCAAGGCGCGTTCCGTCGCGCTTGATGCCGGGAAGAGATTTTATGGTGTACGGATTGTCAGCCATTAGCTAAAGGCCACGATATAAGACAGAGATTCTGTGGTGGAGAAGGTGTCGATAGCCGTTCGTGCCGCAGCCGTATCAGCCGCCGTAAAGACGGCTGTGCCAACTGATGTTCCTCCAAGGTTGATCAGTGCGCCACCGGCTGACGTTGCACCAGTGCCACCGTCCGTAATGGGAACCGGAAGATTGATGCTAAGCGTCTGAGCCTGCACCACATTTGTTCCGTCGCAGTACAGGATGGATGCACCACCCTGAGGCACGGTCGGGCCTGTTCCTGCCGCCGTCTTCACGGTCAGCGTGTAGGCACCAGTGGTGCTATTATGAATCCAGTATTGCTGAAGTGTGGTAGGAACGATGATGACTCGGTTGCCGGTCAAAACACCTGTCAGATTGTACGAAATGCGGTTTAGCTGAAAACCAGTTAACGTGTAGTTGCCAGAGCCCGCCACGTTGATTGAGGTGTAATCAAACGTGAAGATTGCCGATTTCCCGAGGCCAACCGTGAACATGTTGGCACCATCCGTGATGATCATCGCGGATTCGCCGGGGTTTAATGTTAGTGTTGCTGCGCTATCGATGGTTTGTACCCCATAGGGGTCAACGGTAATTGCGCTGCTACCGCTGTTGCGAAGATAGATAAACCAATCAGACCCAAGCGTGACAGCGGAACTGAAAGATATTGTTCCTGTTCCTCCAGTCCAATTGATCATGTGGGCGCGGTCGCTGACGCCAGCCGTATAGTTGGAATTAAGCGTCAAAACCGAGATAGCTTGATTGAGCGTGGTTGTGATGGCTTTCAAACCAAAACCAGCCAGCGCACCAGCGTTAGCTGTCGAGGTTGTGGACCCAAACTGATAGGAAACCCACACGCCAGCGGCGGTGGTATTATCCGTCATGTAGATTTGCCAGAGGGTGCCGGGCGCAACCGAACAGATGACGCTGCCGGTGCTGCTTACAACCGTAAAGGCAATTGTGCCGATGTTGTTGTACAAGAAGCACTCGCCCACAGACGCCTCAGTCGCGTTGGGCATGTAGATTTTGCGGCTTGAGCCAGTGCAGTTCACATCCATGATGCGAGCCGCAACGTAGTCGGCCAGCGCATTCGGTGCGTTTGTCTCGACCGGCCACGCCAGAACAATGTCACTAGTAGTTAGAGAAAACTCTAAATATGAGACATCTGACGGGTAGATGTTCGTGCCGCCAAAGACTTCTGTGTAGCTGGTGGTCATTTACGCCTCCGTCCTGCGGGCAGAACGATCAAGGATTTTCGACAGGTCCTCACCGTTGAGGGCTTGCGTCGAGCGGTCATACATCTGCTGCCAAACAGGAATGCGGTCATCGTTCTTGAGGAACGGCGTGGCTTCCAAGAGCGTGGCGTACAGGAGAACTTGCGGAGCGTATTCGGTCAGCCAGTTTGTCTGGTTGGTGTCGTCCAGCAGCGGAAGAAGCTGGTAGACCAGAACCTCAAATGGATAAGCCGCATCTGGCGTTGGAGCGATGATCCAGTTGCT